GAGAAGTTGATAGAGTCCCTCAAGTCTTTGGGTGGTTTTGCATGGAAGGTTGCGTTAGCAGCTTTTGTATTTTGGTTATGCCAAGAACATGATTTGGGCGTCGTCGCTTCGGTTTTAGTATCAGTGGTCGTATACCATGTGCCTAGTCTGAAGGATTGGTTGTCCGGAATCGGCGGTGTTAAGCTGCAGTCTGGTGTTGAAATGGTTTCGAAATTGACGTCCATGATTCTCACTTGCTGGTGTCCAGGAAAGGACTTTAGAAGTGTGTCGGGCGAATTTACAAAGCGCGTTTCCAATTTTCCTCGTACCAGTGATGGTTTGGAGAAATTCATGAAGGAGATTTTGTCCATTGTCGAGCAGATGGTTAACTTTGTGCTGTCTAAGTTTGGCAAGGGCGAGATTAATCTTTCCCAGCAGGCTGGTTTGATGGCCAGGTGGCGTAGGAAGACTCTTGACCATTTGCAGTGGATGGCTTCTAATCCAGTTTTGGAATTGGCCAAGCTACGCGAGATTCGTGAGCATTATTTGGAGGGCTTTGGCTTTCTTCAAGTTTTGCACACACCAGAGGCCCGCAGAGAAGTAACTTTGTGGACCGATAAGCTTGGGATGGCCTTGAAGCCTCATGAGGGAGCATTGTCAGCTTCAAGCAACGTCAGACCTATGCCTTACATGGCTATGTTTGGCGGCGGCTCCGGTGTTGGAAAGACCAGTTTGCTGCGTTATATGGCTACTATTACATTGTGGCTATCCGGTGAGGTTTCCGCAAAGGATGCGTTGGCAAACCTATGGCAGAAAGGAACCACCGAGTATTGGAATGGTTATGTTGGCCAGAAGTGTTTGGTTATGGATGACGCCTTTCAGGTGAGAGGCGTTGCCGGCGCTAGTGACTCTGAGGCTATGCAGGTTATTCGCGCAGTAGGCAATTGGAGTTACCCTTTGAATTTCGCAGACGTGGAGAGTAAGGGCAAATTCTATTTGAATACGCCTTTGATCGTGGGTACTACCAATGAGAAGAATATTAAGTCTGCTTGGGCTGAATACATTACGGCCCCAGAAGCTGTGGTTAGGCGTTTTCAATCCGCTTTTTGGGTGGAAGTTTCGCCCGAGTATGCAGTTGATGGCAGGTTTGACTATGAGCGTGTTACGAGCATGGTTTCTGCCAATGTTGCCGATTTAGTTCGGCGACAAGCAGCCGACGAGGAGCTGACTTTTGAGGACATTATGGGAGCCATTCCTTGGGACGCATGGGTTTTATACCCACACCGTTTTGATACAGGAAGCGTTACGTCTCTAAAAGATGTTCGAGGCTTGCGAGGCGTTGTTATGGATGCGGCTTCGACCATTAAGCGCCGTAAGGAGAAGAATGACAAAGAGGTTTCTGATATACAGGCCTTACTTGACATGTTGTCTTCAGTACCTAAACCCGTCGAGTTTCAATCTGGGGTTTCGCCTACACCCGATATAGCTTCAATGCTACAGTCGAAATTGGTGGACTCCGGGCCTGATGATGGAATTAAGGTGACGTTTGATGTTCCTTTTGATATGCCTCAGGGCAAGTTGGATGTGATTGAGCTTCTTGTTGAGCAGGCAATCCAACAGCGACAGATAGAGGAGATGGGCACGTTGAAGAAAAGATTTGGAGGTCCAATGGTTGCTTTTGACCGGGATCCGCCGAATCCTCCTAACCAAGCACATGCAAGTGCGGTAGACAGATTGGATACATTGCAGCAGCGTAGCGGCTCCAACTTTTGGGACGTCATTTGCACCATGGTCCATACGGCAGCAGAGTGGGTGAGATCTTTTGCCGCTCGCTTTGCGCCCCCTTTGGCAGGTGTTTCTCAGAGGCTTGGAGATTTGAGCCTTTTGACGCTTACAGCAGCAGCCTTTTCCAGTTTCATATACTTAGCAGTCAATGCCGTTATGACATCGTGGAGCCTTATTAAGGCAGGGTTAGCTGCTATGGGCTTGGGCTTTTCGAAGGTGAAGACCCAAAGCAATGAGGGCAAGGCTGTCGCTAAGAAGGGCAAGGATTTTGTGTTTGCGACACCCGTTGAGGTATTTGACCGCATCGCATTGCAAGCTGGAGCGTCTCAGGAAGCTACATATGATAAAGTCAGCGGCAATATCGTCAAGATCGAGCTGTATCACGCTGATGGCGTCTATTATGGCGATTTGGGTCACATGCTGGGCGTTGCCTCAGATGTTTTCATTTTGCCGCTTCATTTCAGAGAGGATTTGTTGAACAACCATAGGGATTCATTCCTTAAATTGTGCAAGTCCACATCTTCTGTCACTATGGACATGGTGTTCGCGACTTCTTGAAGTTACGGCACGTGGCAGCTACGGGTTTTGACCTAATGGCCATTTCCATGGGGCGCTCTGGCTTGAAGATGGTCAAGTCCATTTGCCACCTCTTTTTGCAGGAGCGAGA